GAGCTGGCAGGCGTCGGCATGGTCGAAGCCTAAGCGTGCGAGTTGATCGTGGACCTTGGCGCGTTCTTTGGGGGTTGTTTTCATCGGTCGGCCTTTCTGTTTGTTTTGTTAGGTTTTAGAGGCATTCTTGCCTCTCAATGCGCACAGGATGCGCATTTGAAAGGAGTGTGTCAAATAAATTTTGCATATTTCTTCTTTACAACTTGCGCAAGCCGTGCGCATTATTGCGGCACAATGAAGACAACGAAGCCCACCACGCGGCGGCGAGCGTGCAACATGACCCTCTCCAAGGATGCCCGCGAGAAGGCCGCTTGGCTCAAGCGGGAGCTGGTCCGCCCGAGCGTTTCCAGCGTGGTTGAGTTTCTAGTGGTCGAGAAGCACCGGGCGCTTTTCTCGGCCAAGAAAGGGCTGGCGGCGTGAAGGTGGACGCGGCCATCTCGAAACTGAAGGCGCACCCGGACGTTGCCCGCAGTCTGGGCGCGGACTCGGGCGGGCGCGCGAATGGCTTTCAATCCCTTTCAGTGTTCGCCGATGGGGCGGTGAAGATTTGGTTCCATTGGGGGAGCCGGGCTTTTGCCAACTGGCACGAACTAGAGCGGTGGCTTGCGTCCGGCACGGTCCCGGAGACTTGGAGGGATCAATGAGCCGTTCCCAGTTCCTCCGCGCCCGCAAGGAGGGCCGGCCCACGGCTGGCCTGCTTGGTCTGTGCGATTGCGGCAACCAAGCATCCAAGGTTTTCGGAGGCTCTCACGTGTGCGCCCGGTGCGCGGAGATTACATCGAGGATGCACGGGTCGGAGTGGACGCGCGGCGTGGTGGGCTATTCCGCGTATGGCATCCTCGCAAGGAGGGGCAGATCGTGAAGGCACCCCATGAGCACCCAGCCGACCCCGCCCTGCTCGGGTGGATTTTCGCTGCGGCCGAGGCCGGCTGCGGTGCGCAGGTGTGCTCGTGGTGCCGCCAGTTCTTCGGCCTGGCGCGCGAGCTGGCCGAGGGGCAACTGACGCACGGAGTCTGCCCGGCGTGCGCGGATAAGCAGCAGGCGGAGGTGATCCAATGAGTGAGCCATTCAACAGCATTGTTCTGGTATTGGCCGGCGCGCTTTTCGGCGCTTGGTTTGCGGGGTGCTGGTGCGGGTGCCTGCCGCGTTGGCGTTGGCGGCGGAGCTGGCGGAAACTCGTAGAGAATAACGGCGGCGTTTTTGAGGAGGAGGCGGCCTGCCGGCGTGACCAGACGGCGAGGTTCCACGCGTGCCAGGCGGAGAGACGGACACAAGAGCGGGCCGCGCATCTCAAGGAGGGCGCGCGATGAAGCTGGTTCGCCTTCCAGAACCCGCCTTGAAGCTGGGCAGGCTCGCGGAGCTGTGGGGATGCTCGCCGCGCTTTTTGCGGGATCGGGTGAAGGATGGGGAGCTGCCGGCGGTGAAGTTTGGTCGGGACTGGTGCGTGCCCATCGCGGCGGCCAATGATTTTTTCGAGCGAAGGAGGGTCAGCCGATGAACGCACCCGCCATTACGCCGCCGCTTTTCGACATGTCGCAGTGCGAGCGGCATTTGGTCGAGTTAGCTGGAAGGGATCAGGAGCGATTCACGGGCACCACGACGGAGAAGGACGCGGATATGGTCGGCGCGGTGCTCGATGCGGTCTCGGCGGGCGTGCGGTATGACCAGATCGCAAAGCTGGCGAAGATCAGCAAGCACACCGTCCAGGGCATTGTCGAGCGTGCCGAGCGGGCCGGCTTAATAGCACCCTACAAAGAAAGGATGAGCCGCCAGCTCGCCCGGATCACGGAGGCGCTCGCCGGGCAAATGTTGGATGATGTCGAAGCGGGGAAGATTGCGCCGAGGGATAAGGGGTTGATGACGGCGGTGCTGCTGGACAAAAAGCTTCTGGTTGATGGGGAGGCGACGAGCCGCGTGGAGCATGTGGAGCGGGTCAGGCCGGAGGATGTGCTCGCGGCGCTGAAGCGGGCGCAGGTGGTCGAGATCGAGGGCAAAAGGACGGAAAATTGATTATGCAACAAGCCAAAGACAGCGGAAACGCCAGCAAATACGCACCGAACCATCGTGCGGTGCGGCCTTTGGTGCGAGTGCGGCGGCGCGACATGGAGCTGGTGCGCGGGTTGGTTATCACCGGCGCGGCGGGAGCGGGAGCGGTCGAGGGGGAGGGGGGGGGGGCGCGTTTCGCGCGGGGGGGCGAGGGGGGGATGGGTTTGGGTCGGCGGAATTTGGTCTAAAGAGCTTTCTACATGGATACCCCAGACAAACTTTCGGGCGGTGGCGGGGCGTCGGAACCCTCAAGCGCGGCCTCTGCCCAGCCCGGCAGCGTGGCCACCGCCCGTTTCCCTTTCCCCGAGCATGAGCTGGCAGCCCGGATGGGGGTGCCTGCGGATAAAATTGCGGCGGCCCGCAAGGGGCTGGTAAGGGATGAAGATTGGTCTCGGATTGCCCGGCAATTCTGCTGGTCGGAGGTGGGGATTAAAAACCTCGCGGCGGCCCTTGGCTGCCCCGTGGTGGCGTCGGACGTAAAAACGGCGGCCCTGACCGCCCCCGTGGAAAAAACCGCGCCCACGGTCAAGCCCGGCGACGTGGCGGTGCTGACGGTGTTCAACCTGACCATCCCCAACCAGCGCCTTGTGCTGTGCCGGGACGGGGCGGGCAAGGCGGTGAGCGTGGCCATCAACCCCGAGTGGCGGAAGCTGTTCCGCTTGGGGATGAAGATTGAGGCGACGCTGGGGACGAGCGGGCAATGGCGGACCCGGCAACCGCGCAGCGTAGGAAGATTTTGATATGACCAACGCTGAAATCTGCAACCAACAGTTCGGCGGCCTCGAAAGCATACTAGACGATTGGTCGGACCAGATTTACGGACATGTAACAACCAGCCCAGCCTGACCTATGGACATCACCCTTGTCACCACCACCCTTGCCGCCCCGCTGGCGGGGCAGCGCAAGCGGCAGCGCAGTCACCTGACGGCTTACCGGCGGTCTTACGTGGCTGAGATGGTGGCGCGGCAGAACCGGCACGGGGAGGTGGGGACCAAGGCCAAGGGGAAGCTGGTGCAGACCATCGCCGCCATGTCCCAAGCCGAAGTCGCCCGCGCCCTCGGCATCAGCCGCGAGGCGGTGCGCCAGACGGAAAACCGCGCGCTCGCCAAAGTCCGCGCCGCGCTGCTGCCGCTCTACTTGGACCTGTGCCGCTGAAGGAAAACAACCGTGAGCGCACCGTCCGAAATCCTGATTTCCGATGCCGACTTTATGCCCGGCGGGGCGACGGTTCGATCAACCGACCTGTCGGACATCAGCGGAAGGTTCTCAACAATCACCGCAGATCGGCCGTGGGCCGTGGGCCGGATTACTCAAGCAACGGAGCGAGCCGCCCTCTCGAATACCAAACCATGAGCATAGAAAGCATCGCCGCCATGCCGGTCTCTCAGCTCGCGGAGCGTGATGCACACCTCTACATCTGGACCATTAACGCCTACATCAAGGAGACCTATGACATTGCCCGCGCCTGGGGCTTCGAGCCGTCAACTATGCTCTATTGGCTCAAGCAGCCACACGGCATTGGTCTTGGCGGAACGTATTGCCGGTGCGTCGAGCCAATACTGTTCTGTCGTCGCGGGCGGCTTCCGGCCAAACGGCGGCACGACAGAAACTGGTGGGGCTGGCCGCGTGGGCGGCACTCCGCAAAGCCGGAGGAGTTTCAAACGATTGTGGAAAGTGTGTCGCCCGGCCCATACCTCGAACTGTTCGCGCGGCGTCCACGGGCAGGGTGGACATGCTGGGGAAACGAGGTCTCACCACTGGCCCCGCCAGATGCACTCTAAACCGCTATGGCAACGAATCCGACTCGCCGGGTTGACCCGGCTCGTGAGCGCGCCGGACGGCTTGCGCTGGCGGTGGGTTATCGCGCCCGCTACGGGCGGGCGGCGGGCCGTGTGGTTGGTGTCCCCAAGGGGTGCGCGGTGGCGGTTCCGGCTGAACCGGGGCGGGTGGATTCAACGCGAAAACCAGGTGAGCCAATGAAAGACCTCCATTACTGCAAAAAGTGCAGGAAAAACACCGTGTTGAGAGACGGATGGTGGAAGGTGATTCGTTGCAGCTACTGCACGGAGGTTCTCGCGGACTACACCGACCGCGACCGGACCCCAAAGAAAGGAAAGTGACATGGCATTGAAAGGCGAAATCAATCTGGTGCGGGCGTTGACCGAGCACGCGGTGTGGCAGGGCGACTTGGCCTTGCGCGGCGCGTGGGTGGACCTCCTGCTCCGCGCGAACACCGAGGACGCGGTGCTCATGCAGCGCGGCGAGGCGGTCACGGTGAGGCGCGGGCAGCTCGCGTGGAGCGTCAAGGGGCTGGCGGCCAAGTGGGAGTGTTGCCAGGAGAAGGTGTCCAAGATACTCGCATGGCTGGAACGGGCGGAGTGCATCCGAGTCACGAGCGGGAAGCGCGGCACCCTCATCACCATCCCGAACTATGACCTCTACCAGCTCCGGTCTGTAGCCGGTTCTGTGTCCGACTCTGAACCCGATTCTGTGGATGGTTCTGTGTCTGATGCTGTGACTGGTTCTGTGTCTGGTTCTGATACCGATTTAATCGTGTCACCGGAAAAACCGGACACAGAACCATCCACAGAATCGGCACAGAGAAGGGAGAAGGGAGTAGGGAGAGAGGGGCAACGCGCGCGAGGCGAGGGGTTCGCGGAGATTCCCGATGAGGCAGAAGTGCTCGAATTCGCCCGCAAATGGCAGCCAATGGCCACCGGAGCGCCGTTCATGGCCGAGGAGTGGGTGCTGGGCTGGCTGGCGTGGAACTTGGGCCGGGAAAAATTCCCGGCGAATTGGCGGCGGATTATGCCCCTGGATTGGCGTCGCCAGTGGCGTGAATTTAAGGCGAAAAGCCGGCGGCTCCAAGCTGCGGGCGGGGGTAATTCCCCCCGGCCCGAGAACCCGGTGGCCCGGCGGATCGCCTTGGAGCGGCGGGCGCGGGCCTTGGAGGAGGAGTTGCAGAGCCACGCCTTGAACTGCTCCGCCCCCCCGTTCAGCGAAGCCGAGAAGGCGGACTTTGAGCGGGTGCGGTCGGAGTTGCGGCAAACCAAACTGGAACTGGAGGCAGACTGACATGAATCCCATCCCCGACCGTCTCCCGCCGCACTCCCTCGAAGCCGAGCAGGGCGTCTTGGGCTGCTGCCTCCAGTCGCCGTCCGAGTGCGTCAGCGCCGCGCAGGAGCGCATCAAAGACCCGCTGGCCTTCTACGACCTGCGCCATCAAACCATCTGGCAGGCACTGCTCGCCTTGGACACCGCCAAGACCGGCGTGGACCTCATCACGGTGCGCCAGTGGTTGCAAGACCACGGCCAGCTTGAGGGCATCGGCGGCATCGCCTACCTGACCTCGCTCGTGGACGGCACGCCCACCGCCGCGAACCTGCCCTTCTACCTCGACATCCTGCTCCAGAAGCAAGTGCTCCGCAAAATGCTGGCCACCTGCGCCAAGGTCACGGCGGACATCTTTGCCCGTGCTGACTCGGGCGATGTGGAGGCGCTCATGGACGCGGTGGAGAAGGACTTGCAAGCCGTCGGCCAGCTCCGCGAGGTGGGCGTGGAATACGACGGCAAGACGCTGGCGCAGCTTGGGCTGGACTACCTCGAAACCGCCACGCGCGCCAAGGGGTTGAACATGGGCATCCCCACCGGGTTTGCCTACTTCGACAAGATGACGGGCGGGTTGCATCCGGGCGAGATGGTGGTGTGGGCGGGCCGGCCTTCCACGGGCAAGACCAGCTTCCTCAAGAGCGTGCTGGAAAACGTGTGCGTGCGGGACAAGGTGCCGTGCGGGTTCTTCAGCCTGGAGATGACCGCGCGCCAGGTGGCGGTGCATCTCAAGTTCCAGCTCGCCGAGAAAGACTTTCAGATGCTCCGCACCGGCATGTGGAAGGACGAGGACTTGCAGAGCGTGCTGATGGGTGCGCCCAAGCTGGCCGTGTCCCCGCTCTACGTGGACGACACCAGCGGCCTCACGATGCCGCAAATCCGCAGCAAGGCGCGGCGCTGGGTGAAGCAGCATGGGGTGAAGCTGATTGCGATTGATTACTTGCAGATGATCAAGCCCGTGAAGCGGTTGAACTCGCGCGAGCAGGAGGTGAGCGAGATGAGCAACGCCATCAAGGCGCTGGCCAAGGAGCTGCAAGTGCCTGTGGTGGTGCTGGCGCAGCTCAACCGGGACATTGACAAGGAACGCCTCGGCGGTGGGGGCGACAGCTACCAGCGCAAGCCGCAGCTCTCCGACCTGCGCGAGTCCGGCCAGATCGAGCAGGACAGCGACACCGTGATGATCCTCTACCAGCCCAAGCTCCGCGAGGTGAAGGACGACAAGGAAGGCGGCAGCTACGGCTACGACGAGGCCGGGCATGTTGCGGAACTCACCGACGATTGGCGGGCCAAGATGGGGGTGGAGACGCCCGATTGGGCGGGTGGGTGCAAGCGCATCAATGCCTGCCTCTGCAAGCAGCGGGAGGGTCCGCAAGGCGACGTGGAGCTGCTGTTCGTGAAAGGCTGCATGAAGTTCGTGGACTACCTGCGTCCGGGCAGCCGGGCTGGGGACTACATCCGCAAGCCCAAGGCGCTGGAGATGCCCACGGAGGAGGAGATGGGCGATTGGAGGGACAAATGAGTGAAGCCGCTGACCAGTTGGAAAACGAGATGCTAGTGCTGCTTAGGCGCTACACCGAGGAGTCCGACCTGCACATCATGGAGATCATCGGGGTGCTCGAAAAGGTAAAGCTCGACGTGCATGCCTACCACATCGAACAAGAACAAGACGGAGGCGACGATGAGTAAACCATTGACCATCAACGCGGTGCTTGCGAGCACGGCTCCATCGCCGGTGCGGCGCGTCCAGGAGGTCTTGGACGGGCTTGCGCCCGACGTGCTGCTGCTGAACGCCGACCTCGCGGAGTCCGCCGGGATTTCGCGCGCCACGCTGAACACGCACGCCACCAACCCGGCGCTGGCCAACTACCGCGTTCTGCACAAATACACCACCGAAGGCAGCGCGACCAAGGCGGTCTTCTGGGGCAGCCGGTCAACCATCAAGAAACTCAAGGCCAAACTGGGGAAACAATGAAAACCACCATTGCTGAACTGGAGCACGCCGCCGAGGCCAAGGCGCGCGGGCTGGAGCGTCAACTCAAGGAGAGCCGCAAGGCCATCGAGACGTGGATGCTCAAGCACGCCGAGGCGGAGGAGCGGCTGGACGTGGCCCTCGCGCTCAAAAGCGCCGCCCGCGCCAAGCCGCTGCGCGTCGAGGCCAAGAACTCCCGCGAGCGGCGCACGGAGAGCACCGCGTTCATCATCGGCTCGGACTGGCATGTGGAGGAGACGGTGGACCCGGCGACGTGCAACGGGCGCAACCAGTTCAACCTGGGAATCGCCAGCCAGCGCGTGGCGAACTTCTGGAACAAGGGCTTGCGTCTCTGTGAGATTCAGCGCAACGCCACGGACATCAACACCCTTGTCGTCGGCCTGCTGGGCGACCACATGGCGGGCTACATCCACGAGGAGTTGCTAGAGGACAACTCCCTTTCCCCGACGCAGACGATTCTGTGGCTCATGCCGCGCATCGAGGCGGGCCTGCGGATGTTGTCCCGGCACTTCCGGCGCGTGGTGGTGGTCTGCTCGGTGGGCAACCACGGGCGCACCACGCTCAAGCCGCGAGCGGCCACAGGCTACAAGAACTCCTACGAGTGGCTCATGTATCACATCCTGGCGCAGCGGTTCGAGGGCACGAATGTAGAGTTTCAGATCACCAACGGCTACCACAACAACCTTACAGTCTATGACTGGACGATCCGCTTTCACCACGGCGACGCCATCCGCTACCAAGGCGGCATCGGCGGCCTTTACATCCCGGCGCGGAAGAAGATTCACAGCTGGAATAACGAGACACGCGCGCACCTCGACGTGTTCGGGCATCACCACCAGTTCAGCGACGGCGGGGCGTTTATCAGCAACGGCAGCTTGATTGGTTACAACGCCTTCGCCGTTAAGATTGGCGCGAGCTACGAGCCGCCCACGCAGAGTTTCTTCCTGATTCATCCGACCCGGTTCAAAACGCTGGTCTCGCCGATTTGGGTGCAGTAGCGATGACGACACGATACACAAAGCCGGTGGTTATCCCCAAGTCTCGACGCCTCGTATCACCCTGCGATTTGGGTGGAATGATGAGCAACAACAAGCTCACCGACGGGAGCGCGAAGAACCAATGAAACCCGATAGCACAAGGACTCTCGAACTGCCAAAGCCCGCTCCCGTTCGGTGCAGCGATTTGTTAGACCCCCTCCACGTCATCTCCCTTGGGGCTGGGGTGCAAAGCTCTGTAATGGCACTGATGGCCGCCCACGGTGAAATAACGCCGATGCCATCCTACGCAATCTTTGCAGACACACACGCCGAACCTGCCAGTGTGTATCGCTGGCTGGACTGGTTAGAAAAGCAACTACCGTATCCGGTGCTTCGCGTAAGTAAAGGAAACCTGACGGAAATGGCCCTACGAATCCGCGAGAAGAAAGACGGAACTGGCCGATGGGCAAAGTCTGTAATACCGGCCTATGTCAAGAATCCAAACGGAACTCGCGGAATCATCCAACGACAATGCACTTATGATTACAAGGTAGTGCCGCTGACTCGCGCTGCCCTGAAACTGATGAAGCAGCACGGCAAGAAATCAGTGGTGCAATGGATTGGGATAAGCCTCGACGAAGCGCATCGGATGAAGCCGAGTCGTGACAAGCGCATCGAGAACCGCTGGCCGCTCATAGACGCGGGAATGAAACGCTACCAATGCCTGCAATGGATGGAAAAGCGTGGGATGCCAAAGCCTCCTCGGTCTGCGTGCGTTTATTGCCCGTATCACTCTGACGCCGAATGGCGGCGACTGAAAACCGAAGAACCTGACGCTTTCGCGGCGGCTGTGAAGTTTGATGAGGACTACCGCCGCGTAAAGCAAGAAACCAATAATATGCATGGACTACCATACATCCACAACTCGCTCATACCGCTCCGTGATGTGGACTTCTCCACGGACACGGACAACGGCCAGCAAATACTGTTCGGCAACGAGTGCGAAGGGATGTGTGGGGTCTAACAACAGAATAACCGACACATGAGCAACGTGGACACTTTCTTTAGCTACCGCAAAGCGCTCCGGCTCATCCTCCGTCACTACGCATGACCCTCCCCGCCCTCAGGTGGACGGCGCACCCGCTGTTTCCGGTGCCGACGGATGCGGACGTGCGCGAGACGTTGGCGCTGCCGGATGGCGCGGAGCGGCTGGCCATCGCCTACGCCACGCGGGAGAACGCGATTCTGGATGCGCGGGCCAACCCGTTCGTTCACGAGCCAGACCCGCCGCATTGGGCGGATGCCGACCACCTGCTCGCCGAGGCGGACGCCCACGGGCGCGTGCTGTTCCTGATGCTCCTGGGCGGCAACCGCTCGGGCAAGTCGCGCTTCGCCGGGCGGCGGATGATGGAGTCGGCAGTGCGCAACCCGAATTGCAAGCTGCTGTGCATCGCCGAGAACTTCGAGAGCAGCATCGAGACGCAGCAGCAAATCCTCTGGCATTACCTGCCCAATGAGTTGAAGTCGCTCAACGGCAAGCAGAGCAAGAAGTTCTACATCAAATACTCTTCGCACCACGGGTTCAGTGACCAGCTCCTCGCGTTGCCCAACGGGAGCAAGTTCATGTTTAAGACCTACCAGCAAGACCCCGGCGACTTGGAAGGCCAGATGTTCGGCGTGCCGGGCAAGACGGTGGTGGCGGTGTGGCCGGACGAGAACCTGCGCGTGAACTGGTGGCTCATGCTCCAGCGCCGGTTGCGCTTCCAGCAGGCGCAGCTTATCTGGTCCTTCACGCCCATCAACGGCATGACGGCGACCATCAAGGAGGCGGTGGGCGACGCGCCCCTGACGGTGAAGAGCAAGCCGGCGGAGTTGCTGCCGGAGCGCGTGAACGTGCCGGGCTTGCCCGTGGGCCACATGCCCTACATCCAGATTCCCGCCACCACGCGCGGGCGGGTCATCTACTTCTGGTCTGAGTTCAACCAGTTCGGCGACGGGCAGCGGACCTTCTACGATGCGGTGAAGGACGACTGTCGCGGCAAGAACGGCAAGCCGCGTTCGCCGGAATACATCGCGCGCATCGCCTACGGTTACACGCGGGACACGGTGGGGCGGCCCTTCCCGAAGTTCGGCGAGTGGAACATCGTGTCGCCCGAGCACCTGCCCAAGACGGGGACGGACTATCAGTTTGTGGACCCGGCGGGAGCGCGGAACTTCGCGGTGCTGTGGGTGCGCGTGACGCCGGACGACCGCTACTACATCATGGCCGATTGGCCGGATGCGGGGAACTTTGGCGAGTGGGCCATCCCGAACCTGGACGGCTCCGGCGATGCCGTGGGCAAGCTCTACAAGGCCGGCCCAGCGCAGAACTCGCTGGGGTTGGGCACGGCGCAGCTCAAGCGCGTGTGGCGCGCAGTGGAGCGCGAGCTGGGGCTGGACGTGGCGGCGCGGTTCATTGACCCGCGCGCAGGCCGGAACCCGCACGCGGAGGAGCATGGGGGGACGTGTCTCATAGATCAATTCGCCGAGGAGGAGACGACGGTCGAGGGTCGAGGGTCGAAGGACGAAGGCGGGGAAGGCATGGAGTTTATTACGGCTTCCGGGACGGATCAGGAGACGCGGATCGCGGCGGTGAACCGGCTGTTGCATTGGGAGGATGCGAAGCCCTTGGACATGGTGGCGAACTGCCCGAGGCTCTACGTGAGCGCAGCGGCGCAGCAGGTGATCGGCACGTTCAACCACTGGCCGGGGCCGGTGGGCGGGGAGAAGCACGCCTGGAAGGACTTCGCGGACTTGCTGGGCTACATGGTGATGGCGGACTTGCAGTATGCGGACCCGAAGCGGGAGGTGGTTTATGTGTGAAAGTCGCTTTTGAGATGCAAGAAATCCTCGACATTGGCTTTGCCCACGACCGCACCACCGGCAAGGAAGACTGGTTGACCCCGCCGGAAGTCCTGCGGGCGCTTGGCCCGTTTGACCTTGACCCGTGCTCGCCCGTCGGCAGGCCGTGGGACACGGCAGCTCGCCACTTCAACTTGCACGACAACGGACTGATGAAGCCTTGGGCCGGGCGGGTCTGGCTGAACCCGCCCTATGGCAACGAAACGAGAAGTGGATGAAACGCTTGGCGAATCACGGTAACGGCGTGGCACTCATCTTTGCCCGGACGGAAACCAAGAGCTTCTTCCCGTGGGTTTGGGATTACGCGGACGGCTTGCTCTGGCTCAAGGGGCGGTTGTGCTTCTATACCAAGGAGGGCAACCGGGGCGGGACGGCCGGCGCTCCCAGCGTGTTGATCGCCTACGGGCAAGCGAACGCTGAGTGCTTGAAGACGTGCGGCCTCGCGGGGCACTACACGGCGAACAGCAAGAGCGCCGACCCGCAGCGGGAGGTGGTTTATGTCTGAGGAGTTGATAGCTGAAGAGTTGAGAGTTGAGAGTCCGAAGTCGCAGGACGAGATCAGGCGTGAGAAAGCGCGAGAGCGTGCCGCGCGTTGGCGTGCGGCCAACCGGGAATACGCGGGGCGTTGGCGTGCGGCCAACCGTGAGAAAGTTCGGGAGCAGAAGGCGCGTTGGCATGCGGCCAACCGTGAGAAAGTGCGGGAGCAGAAGGCGAGGTGGTATGTGGCCAACCGTGAGGAAGAGCGGCGGCGGCAGGCCCGGTGGCGTGCGGTTAATACTGACAAGCGGCGGGCGTCGCAGGCGCGTTGGCGGGCGGCCAACCGTGAGAAAGTGCGGGAGTATGACGCGCGGCGGCGTGCGGCCAACCCTGAGAGACATCGTAAGCAGAGAGCGTGTTGGCGTGCGGCCAACCGTGAGAAAGAGCGTGAGTTCTGCGCCCGGTGGAGGGCAAAGAACCGTCCGAAGATTCGGTTGGCACGGCTCCGCGCGCGCCCGGTTTCGAGGCAGTTGGATTTAACCAGTCAGCTCGGCGCATTGGCCGCGCTGGCACAACCAAGAAAGGCAAGTCAGAATGAAAGCACTGCAAAGTAACGACATCGCCGAGTTCACCCGGCTGGTGTTCGCGGGCATCGAATCGTGGGTCAAGGCCGGGGAAATCGTCGCACGCAATCTCGACGCAGACCCGGAGTGGGCGGACAAGGTGTGCGCGCAGGAGCCGTCCCTCTCGCTGGAGACGGTGCTGGCGTTTGACCGCATCGGACGCGGCAAGCTGCATCCCCGCCTGCTGGTGAGCAACAAGCCGGGCGCGGTGCGGCTGCGCAATCTGCCGCTGCCCCTGCAAGAGCGGTATCTCGAAGAGCCGGTCCCGCTGCTGGTCAAGTCCGATGGCAAGGTCGAGACGCTGGGCGTCAGCGTGTGGAACCTGACGCCTTCACAGTGCCGCCAGGTGTTCGACAGGGACGGCGTGCGTTCGGAAGGCGCGCAGCGGGCCTGGCTGGAGTCGCACGCGCGCGAGGCGGTGCCGGTGGCCGTGGCCGACTTCGAGGTGGTGGGCCGGCAGCTCGTGGTGCGGCAGCCGTGCAAGCTGTCGCGTGCGCAGATCGCGCGGGCCTTGGCGGATATGGAGGCGTGAGGGGAAGGTCGAAAGTCGAGGGGTGGCGTCACCTTGACTTGCGCCGCTGGTTGTGCTTGAGTGGACACTGCGCCGCCCGACCGGCGTGAATGGCTGGGCTGCTCTCTTACAGCCCATGAATAACGCATTGATTGAGGACAGCGCAGATGCGCTGCTCCAGACTTCCGCATCGCCGGACATTGACTTGCTCCTCCGGGAGTTCGAGGACGCTGGCGGCTACCTGTCGCGCATGTGGCGGGCGGAATACTCCGACAAGGCGCGCTTCACCCGTTGGGACGGCCAAGACCCTTCTGGGCGTAAGCGCCGCGAGTTGCTCGGTGACGATTGCCTGCCGTGGGACAACGCCGCCGACACGCGCCAGCCGCTCGTGGACGGCATCATCCGCGACCTCGCCGCTGTGCTGACCACGGCGGGCGCACGGGCGCAGGTGAAGGCCATCCCCGCCAGCGCCGCCAACGAGGCCAAGGCCGGGCAGGTGGCCAAGCTGGTGAACCACTTCCGCCAGCAACGCCGGCGTGAGCTGGGCCGCGAGCGCGACCTCGTGGCCAGCTACCTCCTTTCCTACGGCCTGGCCGTGTGGCAGGTGGGTTGGGCGAGGTCGGTGAGCTACACGCGCACGCGCATCAGCCTGGAGCAGATCGCCAACGAGTTCCCGCAGGGGCCGGACTTGGTTTCGCTCGTGCTTGACCCGGCGCAGGAGGAGGCGGCGGTGGACGCTGCCATTGGCTTGCTGGGCACGTTGTCCCGCCCGCAGGCGCGGCGCGTGGTGCGCGAGTTGCGCAACAGCGGGACCGCCGAGGTGCCGCGTCCCTACGTGACCTACCACGGCCCGGAGTGGACGGCGCGCAAGGTCAACGGGGACATCTTCTTTCCCGCCGCCACCACGGACATGCAGCGGGCGCGGTGCGTATTCATCCGCGACTTCCTGACGGAGACGGAGCTGCGAGCCAACGTGCTGACGGACGGCTGGGATGAGGCGTGGGTGGAGGCGGCCCTCAAGACGCGCGGCCAGGTGGTGACGTGGGAAGACAGCCTGACCAACGTGATGCACGAGGGCGACACCTACTCGATGGCGACCCGGCTGGACACCAAGGACCAGCTCGTGGAGGTGGTCTGGGCCTATGTCCGCACCGTGGACAAGGACGACGTGCCGGAGGTGTGCTGCACGGTGTTCTGCCCCAACGCGGCGAAGAGCGGCGAGGGCAAGGAGATTTGGGCCAAGCACGGCCCGGTGGGTTACGCGCATGGCAAGTATCCCTTCGTGGAGATTCAGCAGGAGCGCGTGAGCCGGCGGCTGGTGGACTCGCGCGGCGTGCCCGAGGTTTCGGCGACTTGGCAGGACGAGATCAAGACGCAGTGCGACATGCTCGAAGACCGCGCCACGCTGGAGGTGAACCCGACGTTGCTCGTGCCGCCGACCAAGTTCGGCCAGAAGTATCGCGTCGGCCCCGGTCTCAAGTTGGAGAAGCCGCTCGGGGGGAACAAGGGCTTGGAATACCTTGAGCCGCCCAGCGGCAATCCCAAGCTCGCCTTCGAGGTGATCGGCATGGTCATGCGCCGGGCGGCGGAGTATTGGGGTCTGCCGCATCCCGAGGTGGTGCCGGCCAAGTGGCAGGCGCGGCTCCAGCAGGCGGTGGAGAACTTCCTCGCCGCCGAGGAGGAGGTCTGTGCGCAGACGCTCCAGCTCGCGCAGCAGTATCTCACGGACGAGGAGCTGGCGCGCATTGGCGGCGGGCTGGAGGGCTTCCCGACCAGCGCGGCGGACATTGCCGGGGAGTTCGACTTTCAGTTGGTCTTCGACGCCCGCGACTTGGACATGGAGTTCACCTTCAAAAAGCTCGACGCCATCAGCAAGCTGGTGGTGCCCAATGACCGGGGCGGGGCGATTGACTACTCCAAGCTCACGGCGCTGGCGTTGGCGAGCATTGACCCGACGATGGCGCAGACCATCCTGCAAGACCAGCAAGGCGCGGCGGGCAAGGTGTTCGACCAGGTGAACAAGGACGTGGCCTTCATGGCGCTGGGCAACGAGCCGCAATACCCGCAGAACGACCCGACGGCGCAGATGAAGCAGCAGTTCCTCCAGGTGATAGTGCAGAACAACCCGAAGTATCAGCAGGCGCTCGCCAGTGACGAGCGGTTCCGCGAGCTGATGGAGAACTACAACAAGAGCTTGCAGCAGTCGGTGACGCAGTTGGGGCAGAACGTGGTGACGGGGCGGACGGGGGTGAAGCCGGTGGGGGCGGCATAGGAGATAGGAGATGGGAGTTGGGATTTGGA